AATTTCTCTAAGCTCTTCTTCTTGTTGCTTTAAAGTTTCTAAAGCCATAAAAGCTTGCATGTCTGATTTATTTCCACCTTTATTAGCTTGTTTAGCTATAGAACTTTTAGAATCAAAGTATGTAGTTGCTTGTTGTGCTACACTTGCTAGTTCTTGACCGTTGGCTATAGTTTTTTTAATAATTGCAAAGGCGGCATTAGCTGCGGCTAGTTCTGCAAGCATATAGTTCCCCTTACTAAATTATAAATTATATCTAGCATAAGCTTTAACAGGCCCATACTCTAAAGTGTTTTTGTTAAAAACAAAACCCCAGCACCATACAACGTCACAGTCTGTGTGGGTCGTTGGTGGTAGTGGATACGACAGTCCTTTATCAGCGCAGAACTGTCTTTAATTATAATGGTTGTCATTCTGAATCTCCATTATTTTGATTTTCTAACTCATACATATATTGCATAGATGCGTACATGTTCTCTGCTTCTGTTTTTATATAGTTTTGTATTTCTTCTTCTGAAACATCTGTTATAACAATTTCAAAATAAGAATCCGAATAATTAAAAGCCGCACGAATGTTGCCTTCTTCTTCTATTACTGTGTAGTCAATCATTGGAAAGTTACCGTTTTAGTTTGCCCTACCATTGAGCTTGTGTAAAAAGCAGGTGGATTAGTTTTCTGCCATGTTGTTGTATTAAAGAAACTATTGGTTGCATATGACATACTAGAACGTGTAAGTGTCGTTCCTGTTCCTGTATTTAAAGAAGTCCATCCACTATTGCTATGACTCCCTGCAATATTTAAATGCGCTTTTGTGTCCGAACTATAAGTATAAGTTGATTGCCAGTAAAGACCTCTATAATAGGCACCTGATTTAAAGTTACATGTGCCATCAGACATTGAACCTGTTGACCAAGTACCTGCACTACTTGCAGAATGTTGACCGCTTTGCGTTGCGCCTATATATGTTCCTGTGTATGTTGCGTTAGGAGTAATTGTACCTACAACTAAAGATTGAGTATCTATTGAATTTGAAGCACCATACCATTCACCAAAGTTCATTGCTGCGCCACTAGACTTATTTATAAGACCACGTATGTCTGCATCATTAAGAGTACAGGCAGTACCAGAATTACCACCAGCCTCAGTGTGCATTTGGTTTATGCTAATCATACCTGAAGTGGGAATATCAGACATTACTTAACTCCTTTTAGTTCTTCAACCTCTGCTTTGAGTTCTTTAACTGCTTGAACTAAAAGGCCAACAACTTGATTATATTCAACAGTTTTAAAAGTATCTTCACTATTTAAATCTTTAGTTTCACTAACAGCACTAGGTAAAACTTTTTCTAAATCTTGAGCAATAACTCCTGCTCCTTCTTTATTATTGTGTTTCCAATCCCATGTGCAGCCTGTAATAGCATCTAGTTTTTCTAAAGCATTTGGTATAGTTTCAACATTATCTTTTAATTTAATATCAGAGCCTGTAGATGTTGAATAAGCAAAAATATTACCATCAGCATGAAAGTCTCCGTTGTCATTAAAGAAAAACTCAGCAGTTGTTCCATTTCTAATATACCAATCTCCTGTATTTAAATCTGTATACAGGTGTGAGCCATTGTGGAAAAACTCTGCATCATCGCCCGAACCAAAGCGTAGAACATCATTATCTGCAAGATCAATAGCAGTACGAACATTAAGTGTTCCAGCAATTGTAACATCAGTGTTATTAACTTCTAAACGCTCTGCTCCACCAGTAACTACACGCCACTGGTCAGCAGCGTGGAACTGCATGTAAGTATCAGTGTCGCCAGCATGGAAAATTTGATCGCCTACAGTCATATCGCCACTGGCTGTTACATTAGTAAAAGAAGGTGAAGCATCTACGTTTATAGTGACAGCACCGCTAGTACCTCCACCATTGAGATTTGTTCCTGCCGTAACGCCTGTAATATCACCTACGTTAGCTGTAGCTCCAGTAGCGATTCCATTTAACTTAGTATGATCCGCATCTGTAAAATTATTTTGAGTTAGACCACCATCTCCAACGCTGTACGTTGTGTTAGTATCTGTCCAAGGAACATTAACAACAGCTTGATTCGCACTATTTAGTTGGATGCCGTAAGTTCTGCTTGCAGTAGTAGTCACACTATTTGCCGCGACAGATTGATCTGTGTTGTTAAATAATTCTATACCGCCTCTAACGGTGTTAGTAGCCAAAGGCAAAGTATAATTATTAGCACTTGTAGCTATGCCATTTAACTTAGTATGATCAGCAGACGTAAAGTTGATTTGTGATAGACCACCATCCCCAACGCTGTATGTTGTGTTAGTATCTGTCCAAGGAACATTAACAACAGCTTGGTTTGCGCTGTTTAATTGAATGCCGTAAGTTCTTGAAGCAGTAGTAGTTACTGCATTAGCGGCTACGGACTGATCTGTATTACTAAATAATTCAATGCCTCCTAAAGCTGAATTAGTTGCTACTGGAAGAGAATAATTAGAATTATTATCAACATAAGCTTTAGTAGCAGCATCTTGAGCCGCTGTAGGGTTTCCCATGCCTGTAATTTTAGAAGTTCCCATAGCTATTGCACCAGTCATCGTGCCTCCAGCTTTAGGAAGTTTAGCAGCTATACTATTTGTTACAGTTGTAGAAAAGTTAGCATCGTCACCTAAAGCAGCGGCTAACTCGTTTAAAGTATTCAAAGCTGCGGGAGCAGAGTCAACGACCCCCGCTACTTCTGTATCAACATAAGCTTTTGTAGCTACATCTTGGTTGGCTGTAGGATTTCCTGCTCCAGTAATTTTTGAAGTTCCCATAGCAATCGCGCCAGTCATAGTTCCACCAGCTTTAGGAAGTGCTGCATTTGCAGTATTTGTAGTCGTAGTTAGTACACCATCTCTTGTTGCAATATCAACACCGTCAAAAGTGCTGTTAGTTGTTATCGCTCCGGTCATTGCACCGCCAGACTTAGGCAAAGCGTTTGTAGCCAAAGTTCCTTGAGCAGCCGTAGCATAATCAGAAGAGTCAAAAGCTTTAACTTGTGCTAGGTTAGTAACTTCACTATCCATCAAAGCTCCTGCGGCTGTGACGTTAGCTGTGTCCGTTACGTCTGCGGAGGCTTCAACAGCATTTAACTTACTGTGGTCAGCGTCTGTAAATACATTAGAATCTGTTGCGGCTTCAACGGCTGTACGAATCTCTGCATTTGATTGGTCTGCGGTTGCGGAGGCTTCTATGCCATCTAGCTTTGTACCATCTGTAGCTACATCACGGCCATCAACTGTGCCGCCTACTACAATATTACTTGCAACAGTAAGTGTAGAGGCCATGTCCACAGCACCATCAATGTCCACAACATCTAAGTTAGTTGTTCCATCTACATCTAGATCGCCATTAAAGTCTACATTACCTGCTACTGCAAGCGTTGTAGCCATGTCCACAGCGCCATCAATGTCAACAACGTCAAGATTTGTTGTTCCATCAACATCAATGTTTCCAGAGATGTCTAAGCTTGCGGCAATAATTTCGCCACTTGCATTGATTGCACCATTAATATCTATAGTTGTGGCGGCTATTTGAATCTCAGTGTCTGCAACAATGTCTAATTGTCCGTCAGCACTAGAGTTAATATAAATAGCTGAATCACGGAACTGTACTTTATCGTCAGTCGATACAGAAATGTCTGTACCCGCAGTAGTGTTGCTGAGTGCTAAGACTTCGCCAAAAGTATCTACAGTATCTTGCTGTGCGTCTACGTAGGCTTTAATGCTTTGTTGAGTTGCAAGAGCTGTAGCACTGTTGCCTGACATATCGTCTTGATCTAAAATGTCTGTGACTGTGACTGATCCTGTGCCTGATAGACCGTCAAACTCTACAATGCCGTCAACATCTACGTTGCCTGTTACAGTTATGTTTCCACCAACTGTAAGGTTGCCAGTAGCTGTAAGGCTGTCGATGTATGCGTTCTTGAAACGCAAAGCATTTGTACCAAGGTCTACGTCACTGTCGGTTACTGGATATACTACACCGTCTTCAATGCGTACTTGCTCAACTGCACTGCCACCTACTTCTACAAAGACGCTCCATCGGTTGTTAGAACTATCAACAACTATCTTGTTTAAAAAATCTTGGTCGCCAATGATTTCAATGTTACCGCCTTCTCCTGCTCCACCATCGTGTTGGTGTCCTGTGGTTCCAGAAGTAGTATAAGAAAACGCACTAACTAATTTATTATACTCATCATTAAACAATGAAGCGGTGATGGTGTCTCCATCTGTAAGTGTACTTTGTCTTGTATAGCTTGTACCTGCCATTGGTTATCTCCTACCTGCTGGAACGTAATTAATATATATACCGTTAATTGAATAAGGGGCTTTTGTGTCGTTACTACTAATTCTAAAACTTACAGAGTGTCCACTTCCTTCTACTGCCTGTCTAATCATTGGATCATTGCTTGCTCCAAAAACAGCACCTCCAAAAGACGCTGATCCGAAAATAGCAGGTAAAGGTATAGAAGCTAGTTGATAATCTGCTGGTTGTGGTATGTCAGTGCTTTCATAATCATATCTTAATCGTAATGAAGGGTTAACTTCTCCTTCAGGAGAAATAGATATTTTTGCATAGTGAATTGTTTTTCTAGTTCCTACGTCACCAAAATCAAAATTAGGAGTAATGTACTGTGCGTCTATGTTTAAAGCTGTTCCCTGACTTAAAAAAGAAGTACCGATATCGTGATTATAAATATAACCTTTATTATCTCCATGATACTCTTTTTCAACTCCGCTAGAATTAAATCCTGTAGTAAAACCTGTTGCTTGTATTCCTAAAGTTTCAGACCACTCAAAACCGTTAGCAGTTAAAGTACCTATAATTCCTTTTGATCCTTCTGTTGTTGCATTAGCAGTGCTATAAAATAATCTATATTGAGATTTATTTCTAAGAACAGCACTAGAAATTGTAAGTTCATCTATTGTAGCCGCAATATTTGAAATACGTTCTTGTATTTGTCTGCTTACTGATCCTAATTCAACGTCACCAATACGTACTGTACCCGCAACAGAACGTATACCGTCTTGCGATAAAAATACTAAGTCACCGCCTATTTCTTGAATGCTGTGGCTAGATACACAGCCTACGTTTTGCGCTATTGGAGTAATGCTAACACTATTATGATCTTCAACATTTGATAGTTTGTGTAAACTGTTTTGACAAAAAATAATTATATCGTCACGAAAACTTTTTAAGCCTACTATTTTATCATCAATTACTACAGCATGACCGCCAGTAAAACTTGTGGGGTCGTTTAAAGCAGAGTAATAAATAGTGTTAGGATTAGCTGAAGAACCACCAACTACAAAAACTGTTTTATGATATTCGCCTACAGTTGGGCCTTCAGTTGAATTTACAGTTATTTCTTCAGCAAAAAAAGTACGAGTTTCTAAACCTCCAGTACCTGTCATGTGGAAAAAATATGGTTTATTAACACCGTCTGTAATAATAACTTTTCCGTAATCTGTGTTGCCTTCAAAAGATGTAAAAGTTATTTGTCCTTGATTAGTTCTTGTTAAAGCAGATCTGCCATTAAAAGTGCTGTAGTTATCTCCGCTATTACTGACGCTTGCTTTGTTTATTTGCAACCAACTATTACCAGTAGTGCTAAAATAAATGTTTGTTCCAGAACATATAATTAAGCCGTCTGCATATACATGCAAGCCTAAAATTTTATTTGCCGCATTTGGACGCGCAGAACCATAAGCTGTGTAGCCATTTATTCTACGGTAGCCCCCGTCAGGATCTACTTCAAAGTTTTGTAACTTTGTAGCAAGTCCCGGCTGTGAAAGCATTTCAAGCTGATTAAGATTAGTGTTTAATCCACCTTTGCATGAAATACCAAAAGGTTGTGAAGCT